CCGTGGGCGAGTTGATCTTGCTGCACCTCGAATACCAGCAGCAGCTGCGCCCCTTGGGCCGATCCACGATCCACAACCACGAAACCACTGCCCAAGCGTTTGCCAAGGTCATGCTGCACGAGCTCACGGCCAAGCACGTCACCGATTTTGTACTGCGCCGCAAGGCAGAGGGGGCAGGACCGGCCACGATCATGGCCAACCTTTCGCCGCTGTCGGCTGCCGTGCACGCGGCACCCTACGCGCACGGCATCGCGGCAGACCCTGCGCCGGTTGACTTGGCCATCAAGCGCCTCAAGGGAGCGGGCGCGATTGGCAAATCCCGCGTCGTGGTGCGCCTGGTCGATGACGAGGAAGAAGCCGCGCTGCTGGCAGAGTTTGTCCGCCGCAACCGCCATCACCAAACCACCATCGACATGGTGCCGGTTTACAAAATGGCCCTTGCCCTACCGCGCCGCGCCGGCGAGCTGACGCGCATGCGCTGGGCCGACGTGGACTTCAAGCGCAAGACGGTCATTATCCGCGATGTGAAGCACCCGAGCAAAAAAATCGGCAACGATCAGACTGTGCCGCTGCTAGGCCCGGCGTTCGCGCTGCTTGAGCAAATCCCGAAGCTCGATGGGCGCATTTTCCCTTACGAAACCGACTCGATGTTGGCGGCGTTTGAGCGTGCCCGCGATCGGATCGCAGCCACCGGGCTGCCCAAGATCGCAGACTTGCGCTTCCACGATCTGCGCCACACGGGTATCACGCAGCTTTTTTGGGCCGGGCTGAAAATCGAGGAAGTCGCCCAAGTCTCGGGGCACTCGAATTGGGCGCAGCTCAAGCGCTACACCCACATCCGGCCAGAGGATGTGCACCGGCGCTGGGCTGAGCTGCAAGCCTGATGACGGGAGCAGAGGCAAAGCCCTACTGCGCTGCTGCGCCAGCCGACGGCCCACTCAAGGCCCCGTAGGCGGCGATGCAGGCGTCGAGGGCAAGCCTAAGCCGGTCTGCGAGGGCAGCCTCCCCTGCAAGAAATTCACCATCCGGCCTGTAAAGTTGTGCTCCAGTACATCCGGCGGCAGGTTCAGCTCCAGCGGTGGCGGCACCGGGCACTGAACCACCGTCGGCGGGGCGGTCGGGGCGGTCGCGCAGGCTGTCAACAACAGCAGCGTGGCGCTGCTCAAGACGAGTGATTTCACGGCGTAGATCCTGACGTTGTTGCGCTGCTCTTGCAGCCAGTTCCTGCTCGCGCTTGCGGGCAGCGGTTTCAAACTCGGCGCGGGCGCGCAGAGCCTCTAGGCGCTCTGCATCCCATGCGGTCTGCACGCGGGTAGCACCGGCCTCATAGCCAGCGTTGTAGGCCGTCCAGACAGCCCCAGCGGCCACCACGGCAGCCACTAGGCCGCCCAGCAGCCAGCGGTTTGCAAGCAAGGGCCAGATCACGGTGCCGCCCCATCAGGCGGCGCAATCGCGTTGGCAATCGCATCGGCCACCAGCTCGGTGCGGGCGCGGTACTTGAGCAGGTCGTCGGGGTTGCTCTGGAAAAAACATTCCACGATCAGGCCACCAGCGCGCACAAAACCCGGCGTGAAACCGCGCTCTGCTGCAATATCGGCCACCGGCAACCAGCCGGCATTGCGCCGCACCGGGATTTCCAGCACACGGGCAATGGCTTGTGCAATGCGTTGCGCCAGCGCCGAGTCGCGCCGATCTGCGATCACCTCGACGCCCGTAGCCGCTGTGCGCGCAGCAGCATTGGTGTGCAGCTCAATCGCCACGTCCTGCCCGGCAGCAAGCCGCATGGACTCGCGCAGCACTTGGTTCTGCGCCTTGTTGCCGTCAGTCGTCACCTCGTGCCCGGCCCGGCGCAGGCGCTCGGCCACCATGTCGCGCAGTTGCGTCATCAACACGGCCTCATGCGCGCCGTTCCAAGTGTTGCCGGGGTCGATCCCGCCGTGCCCGGCTGCGATCAGTATCTTCATTCCTGCCTTTCGTCGGCGCCCTTGGGCGTGTCCTTGAAATTTTTGTCATCGACCGTGGCCCATCCGATATAACTGGCGATAACGGCAGAGATGAACACGTAGAACGGGCCGGCAACGCTGCCGATCTGGTCTGAATCGGATACCCACAATAACAGCGGGTAACCAAAGCCCGCGAACAACGACACCCAGGCCATACGGCGACGATTTTTCCAGCGGTCGATTGGGTTAGGCATAGTCAAGCTCCAAACAAAACCCAGAACCAAAGAAAGGGCACCAGCAGGAAAAACAGCGGCGTCATGGCCGTCCCCTTACCGCGCCGTCTGAAATGGCCCGGTCGAGCTTGTCGTTCAAGCGCTCTAGGCTGCGGTCGATCTTTTGCAGGTACTCGCGGTTCGCAATCTCAGAGCGCTCCACGCGCTGCGAAAGGGCGGCCTGCTGCTGGCGCAAAATCTCCAGATCGGTGCGAATCTGCGTGATGTGCAGGATGCCACCAAGCGCCAGAGTCAGAATCGCCACAAGCGTCGCAATGGGGATGCGCTTATCGAGGTGCCAGCCCTCGGGCTCGCGTCTGCGGTCTGCGCCGTCGTATTCGTCGTCCATGTTTACTCCTCCAATCCCAAAAGTTTCATTGCCCGCGCTACGTCAGATTCGTGCGCCCGCCGGCAATGGTCGCGCTCGAATGGCGAAAACACCGCGTCGATCACGCGCTCGATGTGCCGCCAGCCCATGCGATGCGCCCGGCCTGAAATCGACTCATTGGCCGTGGTTTGCCGGTGCCCCGGCAGCAGCGCCACGTTGATGAGCTGGCTCAGGGCATCGCCGATCTTGATGATGCGCGGCGTAGTGTCCATTGCCGGTTACAGCCCAGCCGCCTGTGTAAACAGTGCGTCCAGTTGCGCCGCAGTCAGGGTCAGCCCTGCCGCCATTTGCTGCGTGAACGGGCTGTTTCGGTCAACCGTCTGCGCGTACTCCCATTCAATCTCTGCCGCCTTGCGTTGGGCAGGATCAGGGATTGCTGCGATGGCGGCGCCCACGTCGTCCAGCAGGCCAGCTCGCAGCAGCGCCAGACGGGCTTGACGCATGGTGACGGATTGCGGCACTGGCGGCTTGGCCAGAGTCTGGTCGATCTTGATAATCACGGTTGCACCCCCTGCGGAAACTCGTTGGATTCAGCGCCTACGCCGCCCGTCAGATCAGCGTCATCCACCGTCCATGCATTGCGCTGGCTTCGGTCAGTGGGGATCTCGCTGGCGTCCACGATCCTGTATGGCTTGCCTGCGGGCACATCCTTGGCTGCGATGGCTTCGATACCGTACACGCTAAGGGCTTCTTCAGTGGGACGGATAATGGCTACTACGCCGTTGTCTTGGTTGTAGATGATGACGGGGTTCATTTGTTGTGTGCTCATGGTGTGGGATCAGCGGAAGATGGCGACAAACACAAAATCAGGGTCGGTGACGAATCCAGTGGAAGCAGAGCTACCAGACGTCCCTGTCAACACCCGCGCGAACGATGTATCGTGATTATGAAGGCTCACACCAACGACGGGGTGTTGTTGGATGGTGTTGCAAGTTCCTGTAATTGCGTAATTCCCATCAGGCATGGCGGTTATAAAGTTTATCGTGTAGTCACCCACCCCGTTATCCGTAATACTCGACACATTCCCGCCACCCCGAATAGCCACCGCGCCCGCGCCGTTGAAATTGACCCATGCGCGGCACTGAAACGTAGGCAACGCCCCCACGGTAATAGACGGGGCCGTTAACCCATTCGGAAAATTCGGCGCTCCGGTTCCTACGCGGTTGGCGATGGTGTTGGCTCGAAGCCCAGAATCTGCTGAGATGGCGCCCGGAGCTATGAAGTCACCGTTTGACCCGTTGAACTGCCACTCGAAATGCTCGGCAGCAGCGGAATTTATATGGTGGATGACAAACGATCCGGCGCTTTGTGCCGCGTGGTTAAGCACCCCAACTGAGTAGACACCGCCCCACCCAGCGTTATGAGTGTACTGGTGACTTAAAGCCGGGGAATAGCTGCTGCCTACTGTCTCCGAAACCGCGTGGAACGGTGCACCACGACGATCCCACATAGTGTTGTAAGCACCACCGGTCGTTGCGGCGGAGAAGGCTGGAATTGAGTCTGTTCCGCTAGTCTTGCCGTTGACCTGGCTGCTGAAGGACTTAACTCCAGCAATGGTCTGGTCGCCAGTTAGGCTCACTTGGCTGTTCGTGGCACCAGCAATCGGGCTACTGAACGTCTTGACGCCTGCAATGGTCTCGTTGCCGGTCAGGCCAACTGCGTCGAGCGCGGCGCGGGCGGCAGCGGGGGTGCCGCTGGCGCCCAGCAGGCCCACGGTGTAGTCGTAGAGGGCGCCTATGCCGGCGTTGAATTGCGCGTTGGTCGGGGTGCCGGATAGTGTGTTTCTGGCGGGTGGGGCGGTCATGGGTGGGCTCCTGTTTCAAAAACCTTGGACGGTGGCATCGACGCGCCCGGGCACCGAGGCGCCGGCGGCGTTGAGCACGATGACGGATGGCCCCAAAACGGGGTTTTTGTCGATGATGAGGGCGGTGCGCCCGCCGTTGTTGTCGTCTTGCAGGGTGATCTGCACGTTGACGATCTGGCGGTAGCTTTGCGCGATCGGCAGCCGGGAGCCGCCAGCGGGCACCACGGCGTCGGCGATGGTTTCGATCACGTCGGGCACGTCGAGCACGGCCGTGAGCAGGCTGATGCTGCCGCGCTGCGAACCGCCAGCCACGCGCACGCGGAAGGCGATGCGCTCGGGCAGCGTCAGCATCAGCCCACCGGGCCACGTAGCCCACGCCGGCGGCAAGCCGTAGAAAGGGTCGGCGCCAGCGCCGGCATAAAACAGGTCGCTGGGGCTACCATAGCGCGCGTTTTGGTTGTCGCGCTGGAATTCGATGGTGCGGCTCAGTCCATCGATGCTGTGCAATAGGGTGAGATGCCCGCTGGCTGCGTTGACCAAAGCAAAGGCATATTCCGCATCTGCAAATGTTGACGCAACGTAGCGCGGGGCCTCGCTGGCGCCGTAAAACGCGGCCAAGCTCGGGCCATAGAAGCTGTCATTTTCGCTGGCCCAAAGCACACCGGCGGCCACGCTGGCGCCGGTGATGGTGCCGGGCCAAGTGGGTGCCTGTGGCCACGACAGCAACACGTTGTCCACCAGCGGATCACCTAGATCGGTGATGATCACGGCGGGCTGCAGGCTGGTGTTGCCCGAGGTGTCGAGCGCCTTGACCATAAGCGTGACGGGGCCTGCGGGCCGGGTGATCATCGTCCATGGGGATTGCGTGATCACACCATCGTGCAGCGGCGTGGCGGTGGGCCACCACGGATTGTTGCCGTAGTGGAAGCGCGCCACGTAGCCCGCCAGATCGGCCACGCCCTCGATAGGTGCCCAGTTGAGAGTGTCGCCGCTGATCGTGAGGCCGGTCACGCTGGGCGGTGGCTCGGTTTTGCCCACCACGGTATGCGTGATGCTGGCCCAAGTGCCGCGCTGGCCGATGCTGTTGACAGCCCGCGCGCGCACCTCGTACACAATGCCATCTTCGACCGGGCCTAGGTAGGTCGCAGTTTCGCTGCCGTCTGCTCGGGCCGTTACCCAATCGGTCGCGCCCACGGGGCGGTATTCAATTTCGACTCGCCCGGCGGTCTGTATGTGCGGGCTGATAAGGGTGGCCCAGCTTAGGCGGATGCGGCTGATTACGGTGCCGTCGCCCGCAATCTGCAGTGCGCCGGTGCCACTGTGCGCGGCCAGGCCGGTGATGGCGGGCGCGACAAACGGGTTTGGCAGGGTGGTGTTGGGCGCGGGGTCGGTGGCGGTGGCCTCGCCCATGTTCCACGCCCACACTTGGGGCGCGGTTTCGCGCAGCACGTAGCGGATGCCGTCGGCGCTCAGGGTGCGGTCGGCCACGAAGAAGGTTTTACCGGCCCAGCCGTAGCGCGGAATGGTCACGGCCACGTGGCTACCGGGGCGCAGGTCGTAGGTCGTCCATTTGCACAGCAGTGATGCGGTCACGGCTTGGCGGGCGCGCTCGAGCTCGATCTTGGCCATGCGCTGGGCGCGCACGCCGTCGTTGCACAGGGGCAGCGTGAGGTCGCGCTCGACCACATGGCCGCCGTCTTGCGCCACATAGCCGGCATTGGTGACGGCGGGGAATTGCTTGGCGGCAAACACCTCGCCGGGCTCGATGTAGGTGCCTGTGACGGTATTGAATAGCTCGCGGCGCGGGGTGAAGGCGATGACCTCCTCGACGCTGATAATGTCGTCAACCCCGATGCCGGGGCCTACGGGCGCCTGCCACGCGCCGGCCTGCACGCTCCATTGGCCTTGCGTCCACGCGGCCATGCCGGCCATGGCGTCGGTGAGGGTTTCGAGGTTGTCTTTGAGGTTGTCGCCGCAGCTCAGGGCGCCGTTGACGGTGTAGCGCCGCTGGGTGGCGCCGCCCGCAAGGGGGATGATCTCGTCGCAGATGTTGGCGGCGGCGATCACGTCGGCATTGTTGACCTCGGCGGTGGTGCAGCGCAGGCCCTGATGGCTGGTGAGGTAGTCGCGCACGGCCAGCGCGGCGTTGTCGGAAAACACGGTCTGGCCGGTGCGCGGGTCGAGCAGGGGTTTGCCACGCACCACAGCGCGGATGGTGGGGGCGCCGGTCTGGCCGAACACGTCGAAGTCGGCCTCCCAGCGCACGTACAGGTAGGCCATGCCGCGCCCGGCGTCGGCGGCGGTAAGTGCGCCGGCGCTGGCGGCCACTAGGTCGGCGTCGAGGGTGGTCTGTGTGCCGGTGTAGAGGCGCAGGCGGATGAGCGGCACCGTGCCGCCACGGCAATACTGCGGCGTGGTCACCCAGCCATTGCCATCGACGGTGACGGGATCGTCGCCCACATAGTAGGCGTCAACGCCATCAATCTGGTGCCCGGCCAGCGTCTGCGCCCAATGGTGGAACTGGCCTAAATCGCCACTCACAAACCAAAACGGCAGCGTGCCGCCCACCAGCGCACGGCCATACACGATGCGCTGGGGCTCGATGGCGCTGCGCACCACGCTCTGCACGTCGCGCAGTCTGGCGGCGGCGGCATTGGCTGCGGCGGCATTGGCTGCGCCGGCCTGCGCCGCTGCGCTCATCTTTTTTTCTTGGCGGCGGGCCACAGCAGAGCCGACGACAGACGACGCAACAGCGCCCGCCACGGTGGCCACGGTGACGGCGCCAAAAAGCACGGTGGCGCCAATAGCAGTTTTTGCGACCGCCGACGCGGTGACGGCGCCGACGAGCAGAGGTATGGCGGCAGGCATTACGCACCCCTCCCAGCAGGCCAAGCGCCCAGCGCGGTATCCATGGGGCCAAACACCAGCCCGGCGTTGCCCGGGGCGGCCCAATGGCTGCCTAGGCACACGCCCAGCAGCTGGCGGGACTCTTGCTCGATCAACACCACGTCGCCGCGCTGCGCTAGGGTGGCGGGCTGCATCGGCCCCATGCGCTCGGCCACCAGAGCGGGCAGCGGGTGGCGCTTGAGCAGCCGCGTGGCGGCGGCGGCGGTTTTGACGTGGCGCAGGTCGGACATGGGGTCGGCGCCGGTCAGGTGCAGCACGGCGTCGCACGCAAAGGTGCAGCAGTCGTGCGCGCCCCACGCAAAGGGCTGGGCGCGGCGCTGCTCGATGTAGTCGGCTAGGCGCTGCGGCCAGTCTGGGTGCCGCGGCGGCAGGGGCTGGGGTATGCGCTTGCTCATGATTGACGCGCCAGCGCCTCTTTGGAGAAGATCACAATATCGCGCTCGGCCATGGCTGCGGCCAGCCTGAAAAACCCGTCGTGCGGCCACAGGCGGCGGTGGTCGGCGTCGCTGTAGCGCAGCAGGCGCGGGCGATCCCACTCGACAAGGCGGTTTTCGGCGTTAACCACCACCGTGGCCGAGGCCTCGCTGAAGCGCTGCACGTCGAGCAGGCCCTGCCACACATTGGGGTCAACCGCCAGCGCCGGCGGCTCGGTCGAGGTGTCGAGCACCGCCACGCGGATGATCACGGGCCGCCCTTGGATGGGCTCGGCCAGCACGGCGGCGATGTGCTCTTGCGTGACGCCAGCCAGCGTGAGCTGCAGGCCGGTGATCACGCCCGGCGTCTCCTCGATGGGAGCGATGGCCCCTAGGCCGCGCGCGCCCGTCCAGTCATGGCCGCCCCATTGCACGTCAAAATCGAGCCCGGCCAGCCGCACGGTGCCGCCCAGCAGTTGCATCTCGGCCAGCCAAAACCAAACGATGTGCTCGCGCTGCACCGCTTGGGCAAACGCACCGGGCAGGGATGGGCGCACGGACATTAAAACGCCTCCTGCAGCTCGAGCACCAGCGGCGTGGCAATCGTTTTGTAGCGGGGAAAGTCGATCTCGCCCGTTTTGAGAATCCAGCGTGCGGTAGGCCGGTCGAGCACTACGGGGGCGCCCGCAAAGTGCGCAGCGCGCAGCATGTGTGTGAGCTGCACCACCATCACGCCGGATGCGTTGGCCGCAGCGTCTTGCGCCACCATGAGCAGCTGGCCACCCAGCCCGAGCATGGAGCCCGCCCGCATGGTGGCGTTGGCGCCGCAGCCCACCAGGGTGATGCTGCTGGCAAACTGCGCAACCGCCGCGCTCAGGGTGACGGTGTTGAGGGCGATGGTGCCGATGGGGCGGGGCCGGTCAAGCCGGTGCATCTCGATGCGGCTCTGCTGCCGCGCACGGGCCAAAAAGCCCTCGACGCGGGCGCGATCGTCGGGCGCGTGGTTGTTGATCTCCATGATCACAGCCCAACGCGTGCCTGGCAGGCTCATGGTCTGCATGGCGCCCGAGAGCTCGGACACAAATGCACGCGAGTTGTCGCGCACGCCCCAGGTAAAACCCACCGGGTGGAATTCGCGGCCCGTGGGCCAAGGATGGGTGATCATGCCATGCGCCCTCTGGCCATGTCGTCGTAAATGGCGCGGCGGCCCATGGCGGCGCCCATGCGCGCGGCAGTAAGCACCAGCGCTTGGTCGGCAGGGCCGTTGAAGCTGAACGACTGATTGACGACTACGCTGCGCCCGGCGCCTTGGCCCTTGGTGTGGTCGATCACCGTCTCTTGGGGGTGCAGCATGGCGATGTAGCCGCCCCGGCCATCGAGGCCGCCCGAGCGCGGGCCGCTGCCGGTGTAGCCGCCACCGTCGAAGCTGAAAATGCTACCGATGAAAGAATTGAGCGCGCTGCTCAGCGGCTGCGAGACTGTCTGCCGGAAGGCCATGCGGGCCATGTCGGTGATGATGCCGCTGATCACATCGCGCAGGCGCCCGCCAGACTCTACGGCGTTTTCAAAGGCGCTCGTGAAGCTCAGATTGAGGTCCTTGACCGAATCGGTCAGCCGATCCACGCCGTCCGATCGCTCGGTGATTTTGGCAATGGCGTCGGCGTGCTGGTCGGCATGGATGCGCCCAGCGATGAGCGCCTCATCGAGCACCAGCACCTGCTCTGTGAGGCGCCGGGTGCGCTCGACGGCGGTGTCGGCCACCAGCGCCTGCAGCATGTTTTCCCACTGCTCGTTGGCGGCCTGCACGGCGCGGGCCTCGTCGATCACAGCTTGGCGCAGCGTGCCCATGATGGCCAGCCGCTCGCGGTCTTGCTCGGCCTCTAGCTTGCGGGCGTCGATGGTGTCGGCCACGGCCAGCGCCTGCTCGCGCTGGGCGGCTGTCAAGCCCGCAAGGCGGCCTAGCCCAATGTCTCGCAGCACCTGCTCGCGCTCGGACAGCTCATCCATGGCTTCGAGCTGGCGCTGCAGGGCCTGCAGGTATTTTTCGGCCTCGGTGATGCGGGCTGCGGCGGGGGCTCTGCTGCCGCCCGTGCGCGGGGCGCGGGTGCCTCTGTTGGCGGCCGGGGGTTCGTCGGGCAGCGGCTGATACACGCGCTCGCGCGGCGGGCGGGCAAAGCCGGTCTGCTGGCCCTCCAAAAATTCGATTTGCTTGCGCAGTCTGGCGATGTCGGCCCTTAGCCGCTCGTCGGTCTGCGCCCGCATGTGCTCTGGCACGTGCTGCAGCTCGGCCTCGTACTGCGCCAACACACGGCGCCGCTCGGCCAGATTGCCCTCGATGCTGCGAAATGGGTTAATGGTGGCAAAGGTGCCCAGCGCCTGCCAAAAGCCGCCAGCAATGCGCTGCCCCTCGAGCATTTCCGTGGATAGCCGGGCAATAGCGGGGATGACAGCATTGCCAAAAACATGCACAAGGCCCGTGCCCGCCTCTGTCAATTTCGACAAATTGTCGTTGAAAAGGATAGCCGACGCTGCAGCCTCATCAGTTACCACGCGGCCAAAGCGCTCGGCTTCGTCGCCCAGTTCGCGCAGGCCATCGGCCCCGTTGTTGAGCGTCGGCAAAAGCCGGGGGCCAAGCTCGCGGCCGAAAAGTGCAATCGCCAGATTGGTTTTTTCGATGCCCGCCGGCATGGCGGCAAAACGGTCGGCCACGTCCTTAAAGAGCGCGTCGCTCGCCCGCATATTGCCGGCAGAGTCGCGGGTGGCGATGCCCAGGCGGTCAAAGAGCGCGGCATTGGTGACGGTGCTTTGCCCAAGCCGGTGCAGCCCTTGCTCGAGCTGTTCGAAGGTGGCATCAGACTGCGTGGCGGCGTAGCGTAGGCGGCTCATCGACTCGGCAGTGATGCCCAAGCGCTGCGCAGCGTGCCCCATCTGGTCGCCGAAATTGGCCGTAGCCCGAATGGAGTTGGCGACAACAAGGGCAAAACCAGCCCCGGCTAGGGTGGCCGTGCCAAGCGCCGCGCCAATACCAGCAAACCCCGCCGACAGCTTTCCCGCCCGCTGATCAAGCTCGCCCATCGACCGCTGCACGCGGGCAAACACCGCGCTGGCGCCGTCCCGTGCAGTGATGTCAATTCGCGCTGTTCCGACCACGGATATGCTCCATCATTTCGATCACCTGCGGCCAATTGGCCACAGGGTGTATTGCCTCGTACAGCGGCCAGCGCTCGGGCATCCAGCCACCGCACCAGACCCAGCAATGCCGGGCCTGCTCGGCCAGTGGGCACAGGTTGGGCTGGGTTGGCAAAATCTCGCCAAATCCAGCCGCCTGCAGCTTGTCGGCCTGGCTCCTAGAGCGCTCCCACTCTAGGAGCCCGGTTAGTTTTTTGCGGCGGTGCCTTCCGCTTCGCTTGCCTGCGCCAGTCGCTCCCACAAAGCCTGCGCCAGCTGGTCGCCCCACTCGGGCTGCGCGTCGAGCAGCAGCAGCACAGCGCCGTCGTCGTGATCGAGCGGGCCAGCCTCTGGCAGCCCCAAATCGGCCACCGTCACGCCTTGCCAGCCCACAATCGCGCCAAGCAGCACCAATCGCTCCCAATGCAAGCGGGCGCCGGGGTCGCCATGGACCATGCCCGCCTGCGCGGCGGCCATCTGCATATCAAAACGGCTTGGACGCTGGAGCGTGAAGCTGCGCCCGTCGATCTCGACGATGAAACGGCGCGCTGCTTGCACCTTGCGCTTGAGGTCGGTCAGGTCCATGTGTGGCAGGCCCTATCAGGTGGCGTAGCGGGTGGGCTCGGCCACGCCGGCAAAAGACACCGACCTTTTTTCGGTCGCGTTGCGCTCGAGGGTGGCAAACTGGGCCATGCTCCAAAACCCATTGTGGAAAGTGCGCGCGCCGTTGCCTCCAGTAATCCGCATGGCCACCGGCTGCCCAGCCAGCTCTGCGGCCTGAATGACGGCGTAAAACGGCAGCGATGGGTTGTCGTGCAGCGAGATCTCTACCGTCACCGGCGAGCGGCTGGCAGGCATTTGGGTGTCAAAGCGGCCAAACACGCTGGATGTGTCGGCATACTGCTGCTCGCCGCCAGAAAAGGTGATGGCGCCCACTTGCGTGATAGGCGTAAAGGCCGTGATGCGCCGGATGCTGCCCACGCCTGCGCCAGCCGGGAAAAACGCGGTGTTGGTGGTGTTGATGCCCTCGAGGGTCACGTCGTTGGTGGCCACAGTCAGCACGCGCACCACGCGCCGATCGAGGCTCTCCCAGCCGCTGGTGATTTCGAGCATGTCGCCCACCACCACCGCGTGCCCAACAGCCAGCGTGGCCACAGCTTGGGCGGCATTGGTGATGGCCGTCATGTTGACGACAGGGCCGTATGTGCTCGCAATAGCCAGCGAGCCGCCGGCCGGAAGTGTGAAACTCATCGCAAATACTCCTTAGGCAAGCTGGCCCGGGGCCGCTCGCTGGGTGGGGATCAGAAAAACAAAGTCCATCGACAACTCGCCGACCGGCTGGTCGCCCACGGCAGACACATCGGGGGTTTCGGCGCCAAAAGAATCGGGCCAGAAAGCGCGCCCAGCCACCGTCAACCCGCCGACCACCAGCGCGCCTTCTGCGGCAAAACTGATGGCGTCTAGGGTGTCGCTCAGGCCTGCGGTGGCCTTGGCCAGCGCCCGCACCTGCACGGTGACGGTGCGCTCTACGCCGTCGGAAAAAGCGCCCTCGAGCTGCGCGTTTTCGCTCACAGCCACCACCACGCAAGGTAGTTGGTTTGGTTGCAGCACGTACTCTTGGTCAACGAACACCCTGCCAGCCAGCGCAGGCACCGCGTTGAGCGCCGCGACTGCCGCTTGCCGGACTTGGGTGCGGATCGACGTGCTCATGCGCGCTCCAGCCTCACGGTGGATATGCCGGTGCCATCCGGCTCGATGCCCACGATGCGGTAAGCCACGGCCTGCACCGTGGCCGACTGCCCCACCTGCACGCCAGCCAGATCGCCGGTCGCGCAGGTGAAGATGGGCTGGGTGCCAAACACGCCCATATCGCCCGCGTTCTCGAACGCATTGTCGAATACCCCGCGCACGCTCGCCGCCCCTAGGGTGGCTTGCGCCCCAAAGTCGCGGAAAAACACGCTGAGGTCTTCGGCAAACATGGTGCAGGCGCCGGCTAGGGTTACTGTGTGATGGCGTCAACCATGCGGCTGAACGACTCGACGTGACGCACGGCCACATCAACGTCCTGCAACACGCGCACGCGCACGGTGCCGGCAGCGCCGCCGGTGTACGGATCGACCATCAGGTCAAGCCCGCCCCACATGCCGATCAGCAGGTCGGCAAAATTCCCGAACAAAATGGCCGAGAGGTTGGTGCCGGTGCCCTTGCTCAGGTTCGACGGCACGGCGTTGGTCACGCCCACGCGGTAGCCATTGACAGGGGTGCCGCCGTCCTCCCAAATGAAGCCGTTTTGGCCGCTCACTTTGGAGGTCGATTTCAGACGGCCACGCACGCGGGCATTGGTGAGGTAGCCCATACTGCCTACGTCGGCGTTGGCCACAGCCACAGCGGTCTCGAGGTCGATCATGTGCTGCCAAGTGGGCGCACCCCCGTTGGCGCCGCCCACGGCGGCATTGGATGTGACCAGCGTCAAGATGCCAGAGGGCTGGTTGCTCACACCGGTGCCGTTGATGGCGGCCTGCTGGATCGCCAAGCCCAGCACGGTGGCCAAATCGCGCTGCACCATGCTTTCCACGTCGAGCGAGGTTTGCAGGATCAGGCGGCGCGAAATGTCCGTGAAGGCACCCACGGTTTTGGGCGTCATGGGCACTTGGCCAATGGTCTGCTGGCTCTCGGTCAGGGCGGCATCTTCAGCCACCCAAAACGAAGTGGCAGCGCCGGTCTGCTTGGGGATGGCGATGTTGCCCACCAAGCCTGTGAGGGTCTGCGCGCCCATGCCGTTGATCACCATGGCGTTGCGCAGGATGTCGATGAACGAACCCGTCAGCAGGTCGGTGGCCACGAGGTTGCCGCCAGCGGTGGGTGTGCCGGCCACCATGGAGCGCTTTTGCACATCAAACGGCACCAGCAGACCGCCGGGCTGGCGCTTGAGCTTGGCGGCGGCGGCGTCCGAGCACTCGCGCTCGAAAGCGGCGGCGCTCTGGGCCACTGCGTCGCCGGGGTTGGCCAGCGCGTTGAGGGCGCGCAGAAAGCTGTACTGCCGCACCTCTTTTTTGTCCATGCCAATGTCGGCGGTGGGCACGGGGGCAGATGCCAGTCTGGCGAGCGCCTCGCGCTGGAATTGCTCGACCGTAAGGCCGCGCTGGATCGCGCTCATGGCCAGATCGGCGCCACCGGGGAACGATGCGGCGATTTTGCTGATTTCGGCAGCGTGGTTGCGCTGCTCTGCGACTTCGATAGTCATGGCTTTTTCCTTGATGGGGGTGTGGGTTTGGGTTTGGGTTTCGGCTTGCGCAGCCGGGGTGGCGTCTGGCGCGCCTGGGTCAACGTCGTGCTCGTCGTCTTCCAAGCTGCGGCCTACGCCTACGGTGGCATCGGCTGGCACAGAGACCAGCGACACCTCGAACGGCTCCCAATCGGTGATGCGATAGGTTTCCAGCCCATCATCCACCTCGATCAGTTGCGCCTTGTGCACCATGTAGCCGACGCTCACATTGCGGCGGATGCCGTCGCGCACGTCTTGCCACACTTCTTCTGCTCTTGCGCTTTTGCCAAAGCGCACCACGGCCCGACCTACCCGGTCGGCCCCGATCTCGACAGACTCGATGACGCCCACGACGTCTTTATGGTCGTGATCCATCAAAAGGTTGGCACCAGAGCGCAGCCGGCTCTGGCGCATAGACGTGGCGGTCACGTCCAAAATCTCGATGCCCCACCAGCGCTCATAGGGCAGCTCTGACGCAAAGGCCAGCACGGCGGTGCGGGCCTCGTCGCTGATGGCCTGGCGCTCTACCAAAAGCGCGCGCTCGGCGCGGCCCTTGCTCAGGTGGCGCTCGAGGCCGTGCAGCGGTGTGGATTGCTTGCTCATGCGAGCATTTGACCTCCGACCATGTTTCGCAAACAAGGCAAATTGCGAAAAAGTCGGGGGGCGGCTGTGGCCCAAAAAGATCAGATCGCGGGCGGCGCTTGGCGCGCTGTGGCCAGCACCAAGGCATGCAGGGCGCGGATCTGTTGCTCGATCTGCCGGCCTTCTGCGGGCGCGTCGGCTGGAGCGGGGGCTGGCGCGGCAGCGCTTGCAGGCTGGGCGGCACCCGGCAATCCGTCGTAGGCCGTGAGGTGCACCCCGTACTCGGCGGCCAAGTCCTGCGCGGCCTTGATGCTCTTGAGCGTGTCCTCGAAGTCGTAGCCCATGGCGGCGCTCAGGTCTTGCGGGCTCATCAGGCCGGCCTTGACCTTCAAAATGTTGGCCTCGGTGTCGGCCTTGGGGTCCACCCAGTCCCAACGCCGGGGCTGCCACTCGTGGCGGACAAACTTTTCGTGCTTGGCTGCGGGCAAAGCGCTACCGTTGGGCATGGTGATGGTGCCCATGAGCAGGCCCCACTCCAGCCAACGGCGGAAAACCGGCTCCAGCAGCACCTGCACAAACCATTCTTGGTCGGCCATCCAGCGGTCGCGCTCCTCGAGCGTGCCACTGCGGATGCTCGAAAAGCTCACGCCCTCGAGGTCGTTGGCCAGCGAATGGTAGGCCACGCCCCAGCCGCTCGAGATGCGCTGCAGCGTGGTCTTGACAAACGGCTCGAAGCTGGCCTCGGGGTATTTGCTGTCGTAGGCCTGGAAGCTCACGCCCTGCGGCAGCGTGTCGAAAGTGCCGGGCTGGCTCACGGTCACCGCCTCGCCGTCGGCGCTCAGGCCGCCAATGGGCGCTTGCCCGTCGGGCGTCGTGAAAAATCCGTAGTGGTTGGCGCCATGCTCGGCGGCCAGTAGCGCGGCCAGCTTGAAATTGCCCAAGTGGTGCAGGCTCAGCATACCCGGCACCATCCAAGGGATGCCGCGCAGCTGCTCGGGGCGCTCGACCTTGTAGGCGTGGATCACGTCTGCCATGGGCAGGCGCACGCGCTGGCGGTTGCTGTTGACGCCGTCGTTTGGGTGGGCCGCGAATAGGTGCAGGGCCACGGGGCGGCGGTGGGTGTTGACCTCTACGCCCATGATTACGGCGTTGTCGCCCCAGCGTCCGTTGTACGTGGTGTCGATGCGGTCAACGTCGATAGCCTGCAGCGCAAAATGCCAGCGGTTGCCAGCCTGTGGGCCGCGCACCACGGCCACCAAAAATTCACCGTCCGACGGCAGCCCGCCCACCAGCGTGGCGCAAAGGTCGCGGAAGTGCTGCCGGCCCTGCGCGTCGGCCTCGCGCTGCCACGCTTGCCAAGCCGACTCAATCGCGGCGCAAGCCAAGCGGTCGGGCACACCGGGGCGATCTTCCACGCGGCTCTGCAGGCGCACGCCAGACGGGCCGACGATGTTGTCCTGCACCATCGTCCTGAATTTTCTGGCGTAGTCGTTGTTGTTGACCAGGTCGCGGCCCCGCCGGCGCAGCAGATCGAGGTCGCCGCGCAGCTCCTCGTTGAGGCTCTGCTGGGTCGATAGCCAGTCGGCGGTAAGCCGGTCGATGCGCGCGGCTTGAAAGCGGCGCACCTGCACCGGCTTCTGAGGGCCGCGCAGCGCCTGCCAAGCCCGAGAAAAAACGTTCATGCGCCAAACCTCACTTGGATGCGGCCACGGCCCGGCAGGCCTGCGCCGGTGGCGGCCTCTTCGCGGGCCACCTCGACCTTGAGCCGGTCGCGGTGGCTCCAGAGCTCGGGCAGCGGGAAGCGGTCAAGGCTGCGCCCCGCGATAGCGTACTTGGCCGCCGCCAGATTGCCGGGGTCGGCCAGATAGGCCTCAACCGCCTCGAGCGCGCGGCGGGTGGCGGTGCGGGTGTCGAGCGTGGCGGCCCCGAAGCTTGGCCGGATGGTCATGCGCCCCTCGGCCACCGTAAACACCTGCCCAGCAAGCGCCACCTGAGCGCGCCACGCGTAGTCACCAGCAGCCCAAAGGCTGGTCGCGCTGGCCGCCACCTCGACCAAGTGATCGGCGCCCTGCGCCGTGGCGGCGATGGTGATGCGGCCCGCAGCGTTGAGCAGCGTGTACGTCAGCTGCCAGCCGCTGCTGGCCGGGTATTGCGCCAGCGAGCGGCGCCAGCGCACGGTGTCCCCAGCGTTGACGCCTGCGGGCTCTGCGGTTGGAATTTCGGCCATGGTGATGCGACTCTAGGCGCGCGCGTGTTTCGCAAACAAGGCAAGTTGCGAAAAACCAGGGGCGGTGGTTTGCGCGACGATCCAGCCTAGCGGTTTGGCACGTCGTTGATGATGCGCCAGAGCTGCACGCGGCCTAGACCATAGCGGCGCTCGAGCAGCTCGAGGCGCTCGCCGGCGCGGTAGTCGCGGCGGATGGCGGCGTTGCGGG